GCGTGGACAGATTCTGGTTGATATCTTTCATTTCCAGACGAGTTTCATCCACCGTCCTAGTCAGTGTGTTGGTTTTTCCCTTTAACTGGATAATCTGCTTCTGCAGTCCATTAACCTGTCCGGTCCTGTACTCCTCACCCTCCGCTGTATAACTGTCCCGGAGTGCCTGGATGCCTTTTAATGTGCGCTGCAGGATATAGGTATAAATGGTCTCCCGAGTCGTGTGCAACAAGATGCCATCCCCCACCTCCAGGCAAGGATTGCCGCGAGCTTCCACTTGTGCCGGACGGTACCATACGACTCCAATCACGCTGAGGACGTTGTCTGCGATGGTCTGCAGGTCTGCAGCAGACTTGCCATACACCAAAAAGTTATCCTCTATGATGTAACAGTTATTACCGATACCGGAGATAGCACCGATGTCGTTCTCTTCCTGCCGGATCTGCAGCTTATCAATATGCTGACAAATAAAGTCTTCATACTGACAAGAGATATAGTGGCTACGAGATACCTCTGTGGTGCCCATCGGATCTGCGGGATAAAGGTCATCGGACGGATACAGATCATCCGCAGGATACAGCCCCTCTATCATCCGCTCCAGCAACACATACCGTAATTTTCCATTTCTGCCGATATGTCCAAAGCAACCATTGATCTCACAGATGGCTTCTATGACTGTCTTTCCAGGGAGTTCTCCGGGATCTATGGTCTTTTCCACCATCATTGCATCGTTAATCAGAGTAATCTCTTCCTGTTCCACACCGACATAGGAGCAAAAGCTATCCCTAAACTGTCGGAGCGTCATCGGAAAAGTCAGGCTGTTGTACCACCCGGACACCTCCGCATTCAGGATTTCGTACATAGCATCATAGGCTACGATATCCTTATAAAGTCTGTCCGCCGTCGGCTTGTCCGAATATACCTTATACTCTCCCAACTGATAGGCTTCGTCCTGACCTGCAAGCAAGATAGACACTCTCATTTTCTTACCCTTGAAATTCTCTGCCGTATCAAGTACCTTTATTTCAAAAGACGATGCATTGCAGCAGCCGAACCGAAGTTCCTGCTCATCACAGATGGACTCTGTCACAGTCATTGTCTCTGATTGGAACTCGGCATTGGTCAGGGTGGTGCCGGATCCCGAATATGTAATTATCAGCTGTTTATCCACAGAGTCATCATAAAACATCTGCTGTATACTTTTTTCCATGCTAATACTCCACCAACGTCACCTTGAAATCGTTGTAATCTATGTCACTCTCCTGCTCTGATAATGTGTGGATGCTGTAAGTAGTGTCTGACATATAAAAAATTCCAGAAGAATACTCCAGTGTCTCATCATTCCAGTAGGTACACCTGACTCTTCTCTGATTCTTTTCCGTCTGAGGGAGCTCTGCAAGTCCAATGATATTGTTCCACGCTCTTCTCTCTTCCAGATTCATTTCTCTAATATTCAAAGTCAGTTTCGTTTTAAAATTAGGCGATGTCTCCCGGTGCAATAGAATATTGGCATCTCTGTAGGCATCTATCTCCACACGCTGATTCGGAGTACTTTCCCAACCATCCGCCAATAAGAAGGAGTTGGGGAGAACAACGTCCCCAAACTTAATTAACCATCCTCCAAATTTCTGCATTGTTCTCCCTCCCTAAATAAATGCACTCTGTCCATGTGTATTCTGGTACATCCTATCCTGCCGTACCGTCTCACGGAAGATTTCCTTTCCATCCAGTTGCGCCACAAACGTATAATTTCCACCACCATTTTCCGCCTGTGCCTGCTTAAATGCTTCAATCATAGTAGCCAATGGTGTCTCGATGTTGGTCTGCCCTCTGGGCTGATCTCCGAGAATTGCCGTAAATGGCTTCCCACCCTGAATCACTGCACCGTTGGCCAGACGAGGAAGCGATACTTGCGCATTCCAGTTCGGAATATTAGGGCTCCATTTTTTTCCACCCCATCCAAATGGTACCCAGTCCGGAATGTCAATACTCAGCGAATTAATAGCGTCAATGATAAAATTGATAGCTTTAATGAACCCATTTGCAAAAGATTCCGCTATGATATTTCCCATATTTACAGCGTCTTTTGCAAATCCTACGATTGCATCAAATGCACCTTTCCAGTCTCCTACAAACACTCTCTTTACAAAAGTTCCCAGCTTCCCTAGCATGTCCTGTAGTGTGGTCAATGCCTCTTCACCATTACCGGCCCATACGACCACTCCAACAATAGCCGCGATCACAGCCATCACGGCACCTACAACCACTGTGGCCGCTCCACCAAGCGTAAGGAACACCCCTGCCAATATTGCACCTGCAGAAATCAGCAGCAGTGTCATATTCTGGGCATTTACCCCATTCTCAGTTATATCCTTAAGTGCAAGTATCAAGCCCGCTGCTCCGCCAACAATCAGCCCAATTCCTGCGGCTACCGGCCCGAATAATATCAGTAATCCGGTCACTGCCAGTGCCAGTCCAGAGACATATCCTACAATACCTTCCCAGTCCACACCGTCTTTCCACATTTTTACATAGTTGTATACCATCAATGCTGCCCCGGCGATCAGCATAATCAATCCGAGAGCCGTAGACAGATATGGTGCAAGTCCGCCAAGATCTTTCAGCAATCCTGCTATGCGCCATGCAAGCAGCGCAATTCCTATCGCAATCGCTAATGGCTTTATAATTTCCAGCAACTTCTTGGCTTTTTCCAGAAGTTCCACCATTTTCGGATCTATCGTAGCCTCTTCAAAAGCATCCTTACCGGTCAGTTCTCCTCCACCTGTTGTAGATCCTCCTTGATCACTTAACACATTCAGTTCGTCGAATGATGCCAGGGCTTTTTTTGCAGACTTGCTGGCGGTATCCAAAGACTTTGCATAATCTATGGTCTGTTTTTTTGCCCGGGTGTAAGTACTTTTTCCCTGTAAGATTGCCAGGAACTGTGCCACGGCATCCGCCGCCTTGATCAACCAGTTAATAAGCTTTACCAAGTACGGAATAGCCATATTTACGATAGGCTCAAATGCTGCTGCCAGGCTGTTTTTAAACTGGGCGCAGCTGCTTTGCAAGGCAGACATCTGCGCATTATAGTCCTTAGAATATTGAGCAAGATTCCGGAAGCCTTCTTTCATTGCGGATACCATTGCATTAAATCCCTTAGATATCCAATTAAATATAAATAAGCTCAGTAAAATGCCCTTCAGGCGGCTGGCCATTGTAGATAACAGATTTCCCGATTTTTTCGCACTGGTTCCGCAGGAATCCAATGCCTTTCTTCCCTTGGATTCCAGTTCAGAAAAGCCATTTCGAATTGTATGAACCTCTTTGTTGATCTCTGCAAGTCTGGCAGACAGCTCATCATATTCCTGATATCCGTCTGTTACTCCAGCCCTTTTCAGTAGCGCCATGCGCTCTGTAATCTGTTCCTGCTCCTGCATCAAGGCAACCATATTCTGATCAGCTACCACAGCATTGTTTTTTATATCAATCAGCTGTTGTTCTGCTGCCTGTTGCTCCCTGATCTTCTCAGCAATTTTTTCTTCCTTCTCACTGACTTTGTCTGCAGCACTGGCCTGTTGATCAATCTGAGCCATAATGGCATCTGAATCATACTGCTGATACCCTACTGCATCCCGCGGAGCAATCGTTTCACCTACCGTAGCACTTTCTTTGGCCATTTCGGCTGCTGCCTCTTCTGCTTTTTTCTTGTTCCGCTCCATGATACTGTCAAAATTCTTCTCGAATTTATCCCAGTCTTCTTTTGACCATCCCTCCGGTGTCAGGCTGGTGTCCTTGGCTTTCTCCTCCAGTTCATCCAGCTTTTTTTCGATGTGTTCAGCGCCCTTATCCAGTTTTGAATTGTCCAGATCAGAATGTAATCTGATCTCAGTATCGTACTTTGCCATGATGCCTCCTTAATCAAAAAAGAGCCTGCCGACACCTATCCGGTATCAACTGGCTCACTGGCTCTTTGTCGACTTATTGATTTTGGCATATTTCATAAATTCATCAATTCTTGCCTGCTCCTCAGGTGTGATTTTCTCATCCTTTGGTGCCTTAATAGCAAATATCTTTTTAGCGCTCCTATATGCGTTTTTCTCTTCCTGTGACATTTTTGAGGTGATCTTCTTCTGTCGTATGTCCATTACATGGGTCAGGGAGCTCTCCTGGAGGTTCCCCAGCAGTCCCATAAAAACGAACCAGTGCATTTCTGCCTTCTGCAGATCTATATGATACTGGTTGCGGAAAGCTGCATATATTCTCCACTGGTCCATATCCCAGTCCATGATAATATCTTCGTTTTTCTTCTGCTGATAATTGTCATGGTTAAATTCTGTCATAAACCATTCAATTGCCTTCGCAGCTTCCTGCGGTTCTGGGCATTTCTCGGGAAAAAGCAAATACGATGCAATATAAAATCGCTCCATATCCGATAAATCAGGATCTGACATACACATGGACATTTTTATTCCCGTCCGGAAAGAAGCCGAAATAGGATATCCTTTCCAGTCTGTTGGAAGCTGATCCAACATAATATTAAACATATGTCTCCCCCACTATTTATGGTGTCTGCGGTTTTGGCGGTTCCTATTGTGATTTATGTTCCCACCATTTCTTTCTCTGCTGTATTTCTCCCAAAGCTCCTTGTTTCTACCATTTGCATATCTCTGTGCAATGGGGATGATCTGATCAAAGAAATCAGTAATCAGAATAGGACTTGGAGTGATCTCCCCAAATACCTTCTTACATGTCCTTTCTCCGAACACTCTGTCAATGTCAGACATGATCTCGTTAGTCTTTCCAATCATGATCCGAAGCTGCTCTATTTCCGGTTTTCTCATAAATTCTTCTGCAGCTACATATTTTTTAACTTTTTCCAGATTATCTATCAGTTCTGTGAAATCTGCATAGAATTCCTGGCTTCCAAAATTGCAGACAATCGTATCTCCCTTGTCATTTACCTGTACTTCTGTGCCACCCTTGATAGCATTGATTTTTTCCATGTATTACCATCCTCTCTGAATGTGATGGACGACAGAGAGGTGCGCCCACCACATATGTTAATATTGATTAACACCTGTATTATTTTGCGGAATCCGCTGTGAATGTATTGGTTTCGATATTAAATTTACCCTTGATGTCATCACCAGCCTGCTTTACACTCAGCACATTATGGACATAATCCCCGCCATCTCCACCATTGGAAGTAACCGATACTGTACACGGTACCCTGATTGCTTTATAGGTTCCCTCCTCGGCCTGCACCGCATCTTTCAAACGCAGTCTTACAAAAGATGTGTGAGCCTTTGCACCTACAGGAAGATCATCCACCAGTTTATCGATCATTTTCTGTACGTCATCATCTTCACAGTCTTCCTTGTCCACATCAAACGCTCTCTGATAGGACTTTACCTTATTGGATGCCTTTGCCATATTAATATAGTGCTTCGTATCCTCCTCCGGGTTCATCTCCTCTGTGAGGGATTCTACACCATTGCCAAGCAACGCATACTTCGGTTCTTCTGCTCCCATAGTGGTATCAATGTAATGCCTTAAATCTTCTCTCATTTTACCTGAGTTCCTTTCTTATATTCGATAAAAATCGTCATTTGATACAATGCTTCGTTCTGCCCATTCTCTCCCATAAAAAACGGGCTTGACACTCCTACTGTCTTGACGGTTCCACCCTGGATATCAGGAAAGTTTCTGTTACGGTTCCTATCCTCGATCCAGTCCGTTAACTGCTCCATCCAGCTTCCGTTTTCGATGCAGCTTTTATCCGTCTGAGTATCCAGTCTTACCACGAATTGATAGTAGTCCTTGTGGATTTCGACTCCGCTGATATACTTTCTCACATTAGTCATAGGTTCTTTGACTAACGCAAAATTGACATTGCCACGCATCCGGTCCGTATCGATATGTTTCATACTCTCCGGAGAGAATTCTTTCAACCATTTGATAATGGATTGTGATACCGTCATTTTAGCAACTCCTCCTGAAGTTTTTTCTCTATCTTTTCCAGTCCGCCATTCTGCAGCATACGGTCTGCCCAGTGTGCCCCGCGCAGTGTACCGTTACCATATTCCAGGCTTCGTTTTGTAGGCACCTTATCTACATCTTTTCTGGATCTCCAACCATTGTCTGTCTTGAAACCCGCGCAATGCAGGTCCGGATCCTCATAGACGATGCCTTCCCACATATAATGTGCATACGGTTTATTCCACACAACATCTGCATCATTTTCTATGTGTCCACTTAAACTAAGTCCACCATCAGCTAATGGGATATATGGATCTGATAACTTCAATATTTCATTCGCGCAGATCTGTTGCAGCCTACCTTTTTCTTCCAGTCCCAATGTCTTTATGCATACACCCGGATCGAAATTACGAGTTACTTTCAGAGAATGAAATCCAGTTTTTGCCATATTTCACCTGTTGCACCGGTGCAACTTTACCTTCCCACAACTTTTATGTTCTTCAGTCGAATTCTTCCACGATTGTCGGATACCTCCGTAACGGTAACTGCATACTGGAAATCTTCTTTCAGATCTGTCAGGCGATAGTGTTCTCCTATCTCTTTTTCTGATTCTCCCAGGACCAGCTTATCCTGGTTTGTTCGTACATCCAGTGTCCAGTACTCTGCTGCCTCTTCCGCTGACAACTTCCGGAATTTCTGTGGATCCAGGTAAGGTTTGTTGCCATATCCCCTCTGGAAGTCCACCGTGATGCTCTCAACCTTGCTTTCCGTCTGCACTCCACCGGAAGATGTTACATCCGTTTTATTGTGACGCCACTGAACTCCCTTCACTACTGATCTGAGCCATACTTCTTCGTCTGTCTTCGGATCTCTATGGAAATTATAGACTGTCATAGTATCCGTAAAAAGAACACTCATAGCGCACCTGCCAGTCCCGTACCGGATAGTCCCGAACGTATTACAGAGGTTAGCTGCGTTTCCTTCTCCTGCGCTGTTGTGACCTTATAGGATTCCGAATACCCGTCATTACTGACGGATGCTATACCGGTACCCATTCCGGAGGCATCCTGCGCTTCGATAGTATTGAGCAGCTGGCAAAATGTATCCTGGATCTGCACATGGACCTGCTGCTGGAAGTCTGTTGCTGTGTCCTCGTTATAAGCATCCTCAAACCGCTTTGCCCTCATATGGGTGATGGAATTAAACTTAATCTCTGCCCTTTTTGAAATCTTATCAAATTCTTCCTGGTCAGAAATATTAGAATAAAGGGAGCTGTAATACTCCCACGTTATGTAAGACATACTGCTCCCTCCTTTTCTACTCTTCTGCGGGATCCTGATCTTCCGCCTTGGTCTTTTTATTCGCTTTCTTGGCTTTCAGATCTTCAATCTCCTGTGTCAGTGCTGCATTCTCGGCTTTCAGATCTGCGATCTCCTGTTTCAGTGCTGCATTCTCGGCTTTCAGATCTGCGATCTCCTGTTTCAGTGCTGCATCTTTTGGAATTGCTCCCATACCTACTGTCCTCATATACTACCTCCTACGCCTGGTGGCTTAAGTAGATACCAGCCACCTTATTCTTGTAGACATCCACAATACCATACTTACGATACTTGATGATATCAGCATCAGCATCCGGGTTTGCAGATGCAGGAATCACATTAGATACCACATGCTTGTCATGTTTGATGATTGCGGGCTTGTGAATGATCATAAAGTTAATGGATTTTGCAGCTTCCTGCACCATCTCATAGTAAGAGGACATAGACCCAGCGGATGCACTGGAACCAGCAACGGGAGAATAAACTCCACCGCTCTCCGTGTAATATGTCTTACTGGTTACCGGTGTAATGTCCTTAGTCTTTTCATACTTTGCAGTACCCTTTCGATAATGTCCTGCTTCCTCTCCTGCAGACTTACCGTCCAGCAGATCAATAGATGTATAAAATCTGCCCTGAGGTACGGGTTTCTTGATAGTGAATCCCGCCAAAATCTCCTTGGACTTATAAGTATCCATCATTACCAATGCATTGAGCAGATTGGCTGTTGCATACAGGATTCTGCCCTCTTCCGGTACCTCGTCATTATCCATCGTATTCTTAGCCTCCAGCAATTCTGCAAGGAACTCCTCTGCTGTGACAATTTTCTTTGCCTCACCTTTAGAAATACCTTCAATTCCGGCCAGAGTAGCAAATGTAAATGCATCCGCTTCCGGTGCTACTTTGGTACGCATAAGTTCCGCACCTGCCATGCCAAATGCCAGTTTATAGGTTTCCTGATTATCCATAGCATCTACAGACAACTTGGCACCACGATCATAGTTATATTCAGTGGATACCCACTTGAAATCTACAGTGCCTTCCGTGTAACCACTATTACGGTCATACTCTCCCAGACCGGTTACTGCAATCTGGGGATATACGATTTCCTTTGCATTTGCTCCGGCCCTTGCCATTGCGGGATCTCCCGTCAGATCTCTGGTAACGGATTCTCTCTGATACACCTCATCAAGCAGAGGTGCGAAATTTTTTGCTAAAATAATTGTGTTAGACATTTAATTCTCCCTTCTTATTTTGTCTCCGATACAGTGGGCAATCCCATAGCGGCTCTCATTGCAGCATCATCTGCATTCGATCCACCTCCGGTTCTCACCTGTCCGATCAGATTTCCTGTTCCTACCGGATTAGGCTCCGGTGCGCCGAAGAGCATTTTACTATCTTCTGCTTCTGTTAAGGCTTTCAGTGCTGCTGCGATATCCTCTTTCTGGTTTTTAGATGCTTTCAGTGTTTCCACATCCAACAGCGCCATAATAGCCTTGGCATTCTTGCCATTGGCCGCAGCAATGTTTTCTTTCACAAGATCATTAAAATCGCGATCTGCAATCTTAGCATCATAATCCTTCTGGATATTAGCTTTTTCTGTTTCCAGATCATTGATTCTCTGATTCAGGCCAGACACATCTACATCCTTAAATCCGTCTAACTTATCCTGTAAGTCTTTCATGGCGGTATCATTAGCCTTGATAGTCTCATTGGCTGCGTCCAGCTTCTTGGCCTGATTGTCATAGTCAGTCATGGTCTTGTAATTCTCCAGTACGGTCTTTTCAAATTCCTTTTTCTTGTCCTCCGGCACTTCCAGACCATACTCTTTCATGATTTCAAAAATGTTCTTCATATTATCCTCCTAAAATATTTTTTGAATCGCACTTTCTGCGATATGGGAAATTGCGGAAGCAGGGATCGAACCTGCGACCTCCGGGGCATGAGCCCGGCGAGCTGCCTCTGCTCCATTCCGCCATCGTAGAACAAAAAAGAGCCAAGGATCAATTCACTTGGAATTGATCACATCGGCTCTTGGCTCTACATTGATCACTATTTCATTTTTACATTTCTTGCAGTATGCCGGAAAATTACATATCTTCGTATTCGGCAACACTTTTAAGAAGTGCGGATTACCACATTTCGGGCATTTGCACCACTTAGAACTCATATATTACCAACTTTCTCCTTTTGGTTGGCTTAAGTGTCTCACAAGATGTATTATAAAGCAAACTTATGTTTGTTTCAATATTTTTTTACTCCAAAACCCATTCTTTTAGTTTGGAAGACTTTTCTTCCTCTTCTTTCAGTTTTTTTTCATTTTCTTCCGGAGTATCATTATATTTTTTTACAACATCCTTTAAGTCTTTTCCCTTCATTTCAGTTCTCTCCACTCTATTCCATAATCCTCCATCATGGTTTCCAATGCTTTTACATGTGCTTCCTCCATTGACAAATAATGCGGTGCTCCATGATATTTATATATCCTTCTGTCAAGTACTCCTGATGTAAAAGGCTTATCCCCTACGCTATAAGTATACACCTTCCCGTTATGTGTTGCAATAATACCTTGCCTGTATTTTCTGTATCCAAGGCTTACGTAGTCTGCTCCATCTGGCAAAATATTAGTCGGGTGGTTATGTATTGCTATAAGTTCTTTCTCCTTGTTGTTTTTTATAGCATTTCTCAATGATTCATTGTAATCTACCTGTAAAATATCTGCACTTTCAGTCTGTGATCCTTCTATCGTTCCACTCTTCGCATGTATCAGATACATGTCTTCAAAATCCGTGCCACTTCTGTGCTGAAGAATCTGTTTTGCCACAGTATATATCTGATTATTAAGCTCTGAATTATCGGAAAAAGAATCAAATTTTTTACGATACTCTGCAGAATTAATATAATCCATATCCACGACATTGTTATCTACTCTGTAAGTATCAGCCTTTTCCGATTCTGTCATATTATTATATTTTTCCCAGGCTTTCGTCTTTGTCAGATCTGATGTTTTACATTCATACCGCAATCTGTTAATATCCGGCTTTATTTTTGCATCCTTGCAGAAGTCCTGATAATTCTTGATATTCTGCTTAATTTTCCCGGAGATTTCCTTGGTGTCCTGCCCCAGCGCTGCCATTGCTTCCCTCTCACGCTTCAATGCACGAATTTTTCTTTCCAGCGTCCGCATTTTCTGTGTAATCTGGTAGTAATCGTAGGTTTTTCCATCTATCGTGACGGGATCCGGCTGTGGGTCCTCATCCGGAAGACTGCTGCCGATGAACCATACATAATGCTTATGCCGGCAGTTATACCCATGCAGGCCTAAAGGATCGTTCTCATGATCCCCATCTGCGCTATATCCCGTTGCCCTCCACAGATCTGTTATATAGTCCTGTCCTATCCGCCTTGCCTCAGAACTGTAGTCCTCCCCCTCTTTGATGTAATATACCCGTCCCTGCCACTGTTCGTGGTTGGCGTGACCATCACCGGTATTACGTGCTCCCCAGTGTTTGGATACATATACCAGGTTTTCTCCAGTCCTTGTAATGTTTTCATCCATGATTTTAGCGGCAATCTGACCGGACCCCGTTCTCACCGCCAGTTTCACTGCGGTATCGAGCTGCATACTGTAGCCGGAAGAAAAGTCAATGGTACGCAGGCCACTATCTGCAAGGCTATGGACCGTGTCATAGATCACCTGCTCCCGGCTGAATGTTCCGGTACACACCTTGATCATTGCCTTATCCAACTCTCTTCTATATAGGTTTTCCATCGTTTCAAAACCTGACATGGTATTAAAGCCTGTCGATCCTGCCAGGCTTTTCATATTCTCATTTGTTTGTTTCCTTATAGCTTCCACCAGCTGCGGCAGATAAGAATTATCTGTAATTTCTTTCCCCGCCTGCTTCCAGGTTCTCAGATCATCCAGATAGGACAGGTCTGCTGATTCCTGCATTACCTGCCCACCTGCTGCCTCCGCCGCCCTCAGAATCTCTTTCAACAGTTTTTTCACCGTCTTCTTATGTTCCAGAGTATTCTTCGCAACCTCTTTCCGGAATTCCGGGTTCGACTGTAACAGTTTCATTGCCGCTTTCCGTATTTTTGCCGGACTGTACCCTAACTGCTGAAGGCGCTGTGCTTCAATCTCTGCTGTCCTGGAATATGCCATTGTTGCCAAGATACGTTGTGCCACATCCACGATCACACTGTGTTCCAAATACTGAAACAAAGGAAGCAATGCCTCGCCGATGATCTCTTCCTGTTCATTTGTCAGCATTAGTCTTCATCCTCTCCGGTAGGCTGGTCCTCTTCCTCCTGCAGCTTTTCTTTTACCAGTTTCTTTGCCTCATCTTCTGTCAGGCTATATGCCTCCATCAAATACCAAATTGTCAGTTCAGGGATATCGAAGGAAAGCGCGTCATTACGCTTACGTTCCAATTCTGCCTCTCGATCGGTAATATAGCTGTCATCGAAATCTACCAGGATCTCCTGATCCAGAGTAAAGGACTTACCTTGGAATGTGTTAGCAAACCACATCACTGCCTTACAGATATCCTGTATGTACCGGATAGCCTCCTGACGCTGTCGGTTGAGTTCCTGCATCTGATCTTGACGCTCTCCCATATACTCCGTTGCCGTGGTAATCTGACCATTCTCAAAGCTGTATTTCTTCGTACCATAACCAAAGGACATGGACAGCAGGGACAGTGCCAGCTCAAATGACTTGGTGATCTGATCCACTCGGATCTCCGGATTATACTCCTGGATCATTCCCTTTTCTTCCGGAAGCTTCTCGCCTGTGAATACAAAAAGTTTTTTCTGTTCCGGTGTCAGTTTCGGTTTTCCATTGTCGTCAAATTCACACAGTAACTCATTCACCAGGATAATTTTCTCTGCTTTGTCCAAATCTGAAAAGAGAACATTGTAACACAAATCCACTACCTTGAGTGCCGGTATCGCATCCCAAAGCTTTGGTAATCCATACCCTATCATATCATCCAGGTTGTTTACCTCTGCATTGCGCATTACCGCAAATGGCTTCACTTCTCCCAGTTGTGCTGTTACCGCTTTATCTTCTACTTCCTCTCCCTTTTTATTGAAAACATGAGTCTCTGCCATGTATTTTCCGTTGTCCACTGTAAACAATACAAGTGTCGTCTGCTTTTCTCCTTTGACAAGTGTGCTCCCGGAAAAAGCAGCTTCTGTCACAATGTCATTTTCCACCGTCAGCGGAGTGAATGCATCTGCCTCCACATAGTTCAGTTTGATGTCTCCACCCTTTACACTGTTATCATCCATAAAAGTTGCATTATCCAGTCTGATATAGCATGCTGCAGTTCCATCTGCTGAAGTCTTTTCAAGTTGCTTGCGGTACTGTGTATTGAACTGATTCTTATGCAATACCTCTTTCACAAAATCATACTGATCTCCATCTCCTGCGTTGATTTCCAATACCTCACACAGATTCGCATCATCCGAACAGCATCTTTTGCCAAAATTTAGTCTGGTCAGCTCATATTGCTGTCCATTAACCGTTTTTCGCTTATGAAAATTCTCAATTATTCTGTTGCTATACCAGTCATCACATATCTGAATTTTCCCCAGTGCATTATCATTCACTGTATATCCCTTTGTCTGTAAGAAATTTTTAACGCATCCTTCCATGTTCTTCTCCTTCTGTTGCACCGGTGCAACTTTACCTGTCTAAGTCTACATACTCCACAAAATCCAACCAGGTGTAGCATTCCGCATCCCACCAGTCATTACAGTTACCTATATTTTTATCTTCTGGCTGGTTTGGATGGTCCTCGTCCCATTTTAGGCTTCCTATTGCCTTTCGCAGATGTTCACACTTCCGATTAATCTTTATCCGGCCGGTATTTAACAACCTATCCATTGTTCTTGGTCTTTCCGATATTTCATTCTTTCGACATCCATTTATGTTCTGATATGGTAGTCCTGCTTTTTTTGCAGCACTCCGCAAGCTGTTTATCATTGTTGTGCTGGCACTGTCCGGGAACACCCAGTCGATTCTCCCGTATTTATCTCTGCATCGGATATAGAACTCCACAAACTTTTTGCAGATCATGTCCGCATCAATGTCGTTTGACAATGGCAGAAAATCCTCTTCTGCTGTCCGCATGTCATGATATCTATTAAAATACAGTTTTAGAACATACGTTGTCATAGATCCATTTCCGCCAAAGTCAATACCCAGCGTTACCTTGAATGGTTTATGTATCAATTTCCCATTTTTATCCCTTTCAAGTAACGGATCTGTCTCCTCATCATACAAATATGGCTCATTATTGTTTGCAAACTTAGGAAATACGATTCCCTCTGCAACCGCACGCTCTCCCTTTATATCACGTCGGTACCACACCGTGTCTTTCTGATAGGTAATGAGCACTGCCCGGATCCGCTCATCCGTCATGCTCATATTATCGACTAAAGTAAAGTGCCCGTAGTTATATCCGTAATCCGAATGCAGCACCTGCTGTTCCTCATGGAATTTCAGGATATCTGTGTAATACCAGTGTTCTTCCTCTTTAGGGTTCAGGTCGTGAAATATCTTACGGTCAGAGCTGGATAATGTTCTGTCAAATACCTCTTTCAGGAATTTCTGATGACATTCGTTTGCTTCAGTCACATATGCCATACCGTATGTATTACCCTTAATCAGCTTCTCGTCGCCATCTTTTCCGCCACCAGATACCAGCACGACCTTCTCTCCGGTTTTTGTCTGCACATACACACAGTCTCTATCCTTGTATTTTCCTTCCCGGCATCTGCCCTCGAAGTAATTCAGCAGACCATACCCATCGCAGTCAAGGATATTCAATTTTGCGGTAGCGTTTGATACCCCTGCTACCAGATGAATCTTGTTCTTATGTGTTTCCAGCAGTGTGCAGAAGATTAATGTCTGCAGCACATTTTTCCCACCACGCTTTCCACCCTCCGCCACATTAAACCAGCTATGTATGCAGCGAAGAAAATATTGATATTGCCGTTCACTGAACGGTGCCGGCTTATTCATTTGCCTGCTCCTCGAAGTCTTCTATTTTGCGGTTGGCTGCCGGATTTTTCAGGATGTCTGCTATAGTCTGCATGTTTTTCAAAATATCCTCTGTGCTATTATCATTTGCTTCGGCACGTTTCTTTTCATATTCTGCACGGTACTTGCTCTCGGGGTGCATCAGGAAATACTTTGTAAGCCAGTTAATAGCCTTTTGCCGGTCCTCCAGTTTTATGGATACACCATATTTTCCATCCTTCACCTCCCGGATCAGCTGTGTATCCGTATTTACTGACGCTTTTAAATCGACAGCACTGATTGATTTCTTCTCCTGCGTTTCAGGATCTGTATATTCTTTTTCACTGAATGTCAGGTAATTGCCAATGTCCGCAAATGCTATTCGCATCTGCAGTTCTACTATATCCTCGGTGCCTGTAACGATCTGCTGACGCTTCAATTCCTTCAGACGTTCTATCTCATTTTTTATCCGAGTATTTCCGAGTAATGCAGGACCGTTTGTAAGTGCCGTACTATACTGGCATCCATAAGCACTCTGGTAACTCTGCGTTGCATTAAACGTTCGACTGTAATATACGCAGAAAATCTGCTGTTCCGGGGTTAGGTCATCATTCTGCAGAGTATCCTTCGTGCCGTCGTCAACAGAATACTTTTTTACCTGTTTTTTCTTAACCGAACGTTCGCTTTCGGATGCCGAACGTTCGGCATCCCATCCATGCGTACTTTTCCACCTGCGCACCGTCCCAGGAGGCACTTCCAGGGCATCGGCAATGTCTACCAGTTTCATTCCTTGCTTATACATTTCATGCGCTTTATCACATAGTGGATTTTTCTTCGCTGACACCTGCTGCCTCCTTCCTGAGAAATAAAAAGAGCCGATACACGGACTTCTCCATGTATCGGCTCTTTGGCTCTAGTTAATGTTGCTAATAATTATAATTCAAATCTATAAAACGCACACTAATTACTATTAGCTACTAATATTTTAGTTTTCATCATGAAAAATATTATATTCTCTATCTACAAATTTTATTAATCTATTTACAGCCATAATATAATCTCGAGTATATGCTACTATTCTTGCATATAATTCTTCATTTTCTTCAGCCTTATCCATGAGAGCACGGTTAAGCCGCATCTCGGCATTTCTAAGATCTACATATACTCTATGAGGAATAACACTTTTTAATGACTTTTCTCGTTCTCTCACTGATTGATTCAATATTTCCTCTACATAATCAACCGGAAGTATTTTCTCCGGGTTTCTTAACAGCATTTGTTGAGAACGTAATAAATCAAGCATTTCTTCTAAAATTGCTGTGTTTGTATCTTTCCTTCCTTTTTTTGGTTCTTCTTCACCTTCTGAAACCTTTATAGATTCAAATGCGGCTTCCATCTGAGGCCAAAATGCTTCATACATTTTTTCTAATCTAGCTTCATCCAATCCACTCTCACCAAGAGATGCATTTATAGATTTGAATAATTTATAAACGTCATTCTTTTCTACCACTGTCATTTGAAATTGTAATATAGGACTATTTGTTATATCTGAAGTTTTTAATCTGAAAAGTAAGGGACACACCTTTGCTTTGTCGATAGCCTTAGACAAAGCACCCGCTTCAAAATTAAGCCACTGCGATTGAAGATTGTCCCTCGTCACACATAAAATTCCAAAAGATGCCTCTTCTAACTCCTTTGCTATGTCAGTACTCCATCTTGCTCCCTTATCAATATCTTCAGACGAAAAATAAGGCTCGACATCTTGGATTATACAAGGTATCCATTCTTTCAAGATCTTTGCAACTTCAAAACTTGTTTCTCCAGACCAGCTAATAAATACCTTCATATTGTTTTCTCCTTTGTAGCTTTTTTCTCTATAAATAGTATACACCTCTTTCTTGTATCGTTCAATTTATTTTATTACATATGATATTAAAATATCTTTGTCAAATTTAATTTTTATTATTCAATTTTTACATAGTAGCCACTCTCAACCTAAAAATAGATTTTATGCACTCCTGATCCTCTGCTACATAATGTTGGCCCGCTGTGCTCCTATCCTTGTGTCCCAGGTAGTGACCAGCATCCCATATAGTTCCGCCACGCTTACAGATATTGGTGGCCGTGGTCTTCCGGAAGAGATGGGGATATACCCGGCGCTCAACCTCCGCTCTGCTCGCGATGCTCTTAAGTGCACTACGGATCCCGGCATCCGACAGGCGGTTATACTTCCCATGCGCACACCTCTCGGATACGAACAAAGGATCTCGACTGTTAATACTGCAGCCACGCTCCTGGATATATTCCCCGAGGTACTTAAGTGCAATATCATCAAGGTATACGGTCCGATAGGTACGGGTCTTTTGTCCATACACTGATACGGATCCGGCACGCCAGTCTATGTCATTCACGTTGAGCCGTTCCATCTCGCCCACTCTGATGGCAGTGCTCCGCAGCAGTTCCATCATGGCGCGGTCGCGCTTGCGGGTACATCCGGTTTTAAGCTCCTCATACTCCTGCGCTTCCATGTGATCTACCGGTTTCTGAATCTCCGGGTAAATTTCCACACTCTCCACGGGGTTTTCCGTAACTATCTTAGATTTTCTCATCCATGTAAAAAATGCACTGAGGTGCCGCCGCTGATTATTCAGAGATGTGTTGCTGTTACAGCTTTTAATGCTATTAAGCCAGCCATCTACATCCATGCTGGTAATCCGGGTGAGCGGTTTCTGGCAGTAATCCGTCAGCCGTCGTACCGCGTCCATATACTGCCTGACAGTCTTGTCTGACAGCTTTGGCGCCTTTTTGAGCATAAAGAGATCCATAATATACTCATTAGTATTATCCACAGTAGCAAGCTCTGTTTCCGGCGCATCCACCTCTACCTTTGTCAGCTCATCCGTCAGTACCACTCCAAGCAGATCCAGCTCCTGGCTGTCCAGATGATAGCGCATTTTCAGCATGATATTGTTCTTCAGTTCCTCTTTTTTGTCCATCATATCCGTAACCCTCCACAAATTCCTTGCCTGGGGATCACCGGTGTGGTATAATACTCCCAGACGTGAGAGCGGTACAACTTACTTTGGTCGGTGGGTGTACCGCTGTTTTTATGTAACAGACCATTGACAAATACTTGCAGCAATGGTATTATTTGTTTGAATAGAACAAATGTTCTGTGTTCGTGGATTCGTCCCGGTGCAGGACATTTTGTTTTATCAAGGATTTAATTTCACTCGCTTGTAAATATAATCACCCAGATAAATGATGCCATCGTAAAAATCTTTTGAATGCTTAGTTAAATCAATCTTGACTCTTTCATCTGAGAAAAATTCTGACATTAATCCGCATAACTTTGCCTGTTCAGAAGCCCTACCAGCAAAGAAAGCTGCAGATGTCAATAAAAGTATTCCTATGATTCCTCCCATTATCTTCTCCTTTACTTTTTGTCCGTCAAATCTCTACCGCACAGCGGGCAGTTTTTTATTTTTATCGCTCCCATCGGCTCTTTTTCGCTGTTGCAGAAAAGCATATAATTCTCCGCTCCTAGCCTAATAATCCCATGTTTGCAACTTACATTTATATATTTCTCGCAAAAATCACACATTTCGAATCTCCTTTACTAAATTTCAGTTTAGATGTTCATAACACCAGACTTCCATCCTGCTTTTTTAGCCTCTTCTGAAAGAATCTCATTTTCTTCAGCTATAGCCATTTTTCTTTGTTGTTTTTCTAAACAATATATTGATAAAATTTCATCCACCAACTCATTAATACTACATAGCATATCTCCGTCAACCTCTTCGGTTCGTTCTGCATCATTTAAAATATTTTTTATATCTTCTGCACATTCATGTATTTTTCTCATACAAATGCCTCCATAAATCTTAATCTTTCAGTTTACATGAATAACGATATCTGTCCGTTTTCAACTTCATAATTCATCCACAGTGTTTCCGTCCTTGCACGTCCTCCTTCTGCTCTGGTATGCTTCTGAACCTTGTTCCATCCCTGGAGTATATCGTTATACATATCATTGTCATATCCTGATAGAAGAATTTTCCCCTGATGTTTAACCAGCACGTTTAACAATTTTTCATGATCTGCATCCTTCATTTCATGTTTATAAAGATAATTTTTCCGAGTTCCGTGTAAATACGGCGGATCTGCATAAATAAAAACATCTTCCGTATCATATCTTTTTATCAATTCTAAGGCCGGTAAATTCTCAATCTGAACTCCCTTTAGCCTCTCAGTAGCCAGTTTCATTATTTCAGGAAGTTCGCCCCACGCTCTGGCCGGATTTGGAGAATTAGTCTGTTGGCCTGATTTAAAACCATTCTGGTACAAATTCCCGCACCCAAATCCCATCCAGCATTTAACAGCAAATCGTCTCGCTCTCTCTAAATCATCATAAGATGGTTCATAAGCTGCCTTATACTCTGACCTAGAAAATGGTGTAAATTCTATCGCGCGTTCCAGTTCGTCACTTCGATCTCTCAATATGCGGAAGAAATTTACTATTTCTTCATCGATGTCATTAACTGTCTCAATGTGACTGCGCTGCTTATTAAAAAACACCGCCAAGCTACCAGCAAAAGGTTCTACGTAAACATCATGCTTCGGTATGTATTCGCATATCCAAGATGCAAGACGATTCTTCGCTCCTGGATATTTTAAAACACTTTTCACTCGTTCACCTTCCTCCACTAAATCCCAAAACTACCATCCCATATCATTTCTATCGCCGATGGCATTGGGATCTATCATGTATGACATATTTAACTTTGCTTCCGCAAGTTCCTTCTTTAATTCCTTCACCTGCTTTTTTAATGCTGCATTTTCATCCATAATTTTCATGATTTTGCAATCTTTCTTCTGATCACACTTGTTGCGCACAGAATAGTTATCACACATCTGACAGATCTCTGTCTTACTCATATTCTCTACCTCCACTAAATCCTAAATGATTTTCATTTTGCGCCGGAGATGCGCTGCCCAGTACTCCGTTATCTTGTACTTAGGGCACTCGTCTCGCCACATCACACGTCTGTCGCTTTTGCCGTCATAGTAAATGCACTCATCACAGGTAAAACACGGCTCGTCCATCTCTCCAGTGCAATGATCAAAACATTCAACGCTATTTGCACAGTGCTCACAAATACATCCACGGCACAACTTTTCTACCTCCACTAAATCCTAAGTTACATCAATTTTTCCACTCATCAGATCCGGAATCAGTGCATCCCGCAATTCAGCCAAATATCTATTTTCTTGCTGATTCAGGTAATATATGTGCTGTTTCCATGTCTGCATAATCATCACCAAGATGCTTGACAGAATATCTTTGCTGTTGTTCTCAAATCGGATTTCGTTTTTATTCTTTGATGTTGAAAAATAATTATCTTTTTCAAGCTGTGGTGCTCCCAATTTTACAAGCATTTCATTGAGTCCTGTATCTTGCTGATCATTTTTGTACATTTCGATATCGAATCCCATTCCTTTTGCCAGACTTTCATTGATTGTGAGCTTGCATGCGTTTTTTTCTCTCACCACCCTGTTTAGGTCCTCTACTATATCTTCATAGCTCCTATGCTTTACTTCCTCTTCCTGTATATCGAGATAGTGACTCGCCAAAAGAGAATATTTATCCTCTTTTATTTTTTCAATGCTTACTGATTTGCAAAAATCAGGAATACTTTTTCTTTCCCTGATTGCATCCAGCACATCTTCCATTATTTTTTCCGGAATAACCTTTATTTTTTTCTGATAGATTCTGTTAGTATGAGAGGTTCCACCATATTGCCCTTTTTGATCTCTGATTTCCTCTACATATCTATTCCTAATGTCTATCATTTCCGTGGTTACATGTTCTTTGTTTTTGTCCAAAACAATAATACAGGTTCCCACCCCAGTGGACTCAAACATGTTGTCCGGGCAGATAATCACCGCTTCTACCAGGTTTTCCTCTACTAACCATTCTCTTATTGCCTTTTCCTCCTTTTGATTGCTGCTCATTATAGCGGCTGGCAGAAGGAAAACACACCTGTCATGTTTTTCCAGTCCTGTTAGTACAAATGCATAATTCGCATTATTTGCAGGTGGCACTACATAACATTTAGAAAATCGTGGTTGTATCTGTGCGAATGGCGGTATTTCCCATTTCATGTTATACGGTGGATTTGATATTAATGTTTTCTTCATTTTCATATTTCCGTAAATCTCCCGAATTTTTTTCCTCTTGCGATTTTGTATGTGTGAAATACTTCCTGTTTCAATACATCTGAATGATATACTTTACATTCAATATTTCTAACTGCCATATTGAACAGTAGAAATGGCATTACCTTGCTGTCATATTCATATAATTCAAATTTTTGGTTCTTGTCCATATTCCATTTTTGAATTGTCAATGCCCCTGATCCAGCGCACATATCTGTAACTATATCTGATTTTCCTGCAAGTTTTCCCATAAACACAGCTAAGCTCTTAGGTGTATAATCCTGCATTTTTTCCGTTCTATCTGCATGGTAATACTGAAAAATCATTTGTAACCAGTCGATGCTCAAATCTTTTACATTCTCACAAAATTTTTCATACACTGTCTCATCATTATTTTGAACTGCAGCCAGCAATTTCTCTGGCAGATCTTCGGTTGTCTTCGCATCAAATAATCTCAGTACTTTATTTGTAAGTTCCTGTAATTCCATCCCTGCTGCCTCCTTTACCATCCGATGATACAGTAACCCTGCATCAGTCCATATTCCGGTACATCCCGGAGCACATACCGGATCCTGCGTACTTCTGTCCGGCCAGTGTATTCTCCGTTTTCCCACTCCATTAAGATCAGGACATCTCCCGGCTGTACATCATCTTCATCTTTTCGCAGCTCAAAGTTCTTCTTTTCCTCCCGGACTGCCTGAAAGTACTGTGGCAGGATTTTCTTTTCTATTGTTTTCATTTTTCTTTTTGCCTTTCTTATAATTGTCAGGGTTGTAATCTGGATTGAATAAGCTAAGTTTTTTAGTGAGATTTTCTCTCTTCTGGTCCTGTCCGTATGTAGCTCTCATGTCTTCCACTTCTGCTCCCTGATGCTCTATTCCCATTGTTAATAAGTCGCCGTAAGAAAAGCACCTTGTAAATCCAGTCTTGCGGTCTCGTGTCTTGATCGTGCGCGGATAAACCGCTATCACCTCATATTCCCTGGTCTCACTGATAAATCGGTGTTGTCCCCGTCCGCGGGTCTCCAGCGGCTCCTCGATGGACTTGTGCTTTGTCTTAATTATGTCGCCTATATGTATATTATGGATTCGCGGCGCAGGATCCGGCAGAAGATTGCCGTCCCAGTCCTTATACTCCTGCATTGTTGTCTCCTTCCTGGACGGCTGCTGCCTCTTGGTATCAGCGGCCGCCCCGTGGCTTCGTTTACAGTGTCTATTGTGATTCACTTTATCCAAAAGGCTTATTGATTTTTCTGGGCTGCCAGTGCTTTCTGTACGGCAGCATAGTAATTATTCACTCCTGCAATCAGGATCTCTGTCTCGGTCTTTGCCATTTTTTCGGCGCAGTATTCCAGTCGCCGCTTTTCCTCCGGCGTCATCCGGATGATCTTGCTTATTGTTCTGCTTTTCATCTCTGCGCTCCTTTCGTGTATATACAAATTTGTATATACATCATCCCCACTTGTTATAGGTCAGGGCATCCTCGCTCCAGTCCGGATAATGGTCCTGCAAATACGCTCGGAAGAGTTGCAGCATCTCCTCCCGTCTGCCCTTGTTTCCGTTATCCAGCATCTCATGGTGACTCTGGCAGCCCAATGCACCATTCTGCGGGATCCCGAGACCACCCCGGGAGCGCGGTATGTAGTGCATGATGCTCTGCAGCTGCTGTCCGTACCAGGTGACATCCTCCATATGATATTCCATATGGCAAAAAATGCACTGGTATAGGTCACGCTCCTTAATGATCTTGCGGGATGCCTCATTAAACTCCCGTGCTCTCGCCTGCTTCGACCGCTTCGGCATTGCTATCCGCCTCCTTTATGAGTTCTTCCAGCTTGTCCAAGTATTCGGAGATATCTTTCACCTGCACTCGCGCCGCGCTGATCAGATCCATCTCTGCGTAACGTACCAGATTATCCACTGCTCCACGGATGGACTGGAGATAAGCAGTCCTTTGGTCTGCATCCTGGCAATATTGCGGAAAGTCATTTTCAAGGTCTGTCTGTCCCGGTACCTGCTCTTCCGATTCCATGGTGTCGGTATTCTGATTATCCGCGTCAGTTTCCCGGTAAGACGAGTCATTTGCCTGTGTTTCCGGCTCATTCTGTGCCGGATCCGGTGCGGCTCCCGGGATGGTCATCTGCTCCGGCTTCCTTTCCGGTTCCTTGGGCTTTTTCTTTTCGGTGTTTGCCTTGGTCACACGGGATTCCTTACGCTTTTCCGGTTTTTTCTCTTTCTTGGGCTCATCCTGTTGCACCGGTGCAACTTCCGGTTCTTCCGGTGTTAAGTCTTCGCCATATAGCATTTTGTACTGCTCCTCAGGACTGCTGCCTCCATCTATGAGCGACCGCACTGCAAGGCAGATCTGATCTTCTGTGTATTTATTTCGTTCCAGCGTCTTCAGGTTGACTACCGCAGCACCTTCGGAATTTACAATGATCTGCGTCCTACGCTCTCCCGGGATCCGGACGGTATACACTGCGTCTCCCTGTGGAATCAGTACATCCATGATCTCTGCATTATTTCTGTTTCCACTTGCTGTTTCCATAAAGCATACCATCCACAGCTTCCTGAAGAGCTCTTCCTGTTCCTTACCCAGCTGCCATAGATTTCTTTCCAGTGGTGATCCCTCCGGTGGAAGCATGGGCTTGTCCGTTACGGCTGCTGCCTCTGCCTTCTCAATCTCCACCTCAATGTCAGATACCTGATTTTCAGCCTTTACTTCTGCCTGGATTTCCTTAAGTTCTTCTTTGGTCAAGTTTTTAGGCAAAACCTCATTGATTTCATCCGGGATGGTCAGCATGACGGCCAGCTTGGAACTTCCAATACCTCTGTACTGCTGTTTCAGCTGCTTTGAATTACCGCCTTCAGAAAATCGCCTGTTAATATTGATAAACCGGTTTGCCTGGGATGGATCCACGCCATACTCTGCATAGGCAAATTCCTCCATGTTTTTATATCCGCTGGATCTTAAAATGTCCGTTTCTGCCGCCTCTCTCAGCAGGTAGCCGATCAACACAAATTTTTCTGCTGCCTGGGTAAATGCTCCGTCCAGCTCCTGCTTATATTTCCTGTATCTTTCTTCATAACTCATGATTTCTTCCATCAGATTACCTCCATAAAGTCACTCTCCAGAGCATCCGCAAGCAGTGCCCCCTGCAGGCTCCCGTGCAATATTATCTTTTTCTCTTCCCGCAGTTTCTTATAACCTTCCCTGCGGGCCTTGTCGCTCTTCGCTGCCAGCTTCTTATCCTCTTCGGATAGGTTTTTTTTCACCCACTGCTGCCACTCCTGCAGAAACGGCATTGCATCATCCAGATCCTTATATGCCTCATTCAGTACAGACTTTTTCTGTCGGATGTTTCCTCCCGGCTCAATCTCCACCGTGTACCAGGGAGTATCCGGTTCTGCGCTGTGCCGGAGGAAGAGCAGATAGGTTTCTCTGATGTTGATCCTCTGGAAGTAAATATCACAGGTGTGGATGCAGTGTTTTAACACGATTCCCTCCCGGTAGATATCATCGATACTTCTGGGTGCCACGATGCAGTAAGTGCCGTTATCATACTCGTATTTCTTCAATTCTCCAGATTCCATGAGCTCCTGTGCCCGCGGGAAATCTCTTTTCTTTTTTGCAATTTCCTCTGAGGAATCCAGCATGGATATCTTGTCCACTAACTCGTTATGTGCAATGGCAAGGTCTTTCGGTTTCAGCAGGAGTTCCCTGCTACAGTCCATCTTCAGTTTGGCCATCATGTTCACGTAGTCGTTCCAGTCTCTCCATACTGCCGTTTTTAATTCGCGGCCTCTTAACGATCTCAGCCCTGCCTGTTTGTTCAGGTAGTTACATATTTTTTCAATGGTCAGATATTTTCTGATTGTGGATCCTTCCAGTTCTTTCGGGCTGATGTCTGCTTCGGAAAGAGTCTTTATATCGCAGTCACGCAGTATCGTATTCATCTCCTTTTCTTTCTGCATCCAGATAAGCATTTCCATGTTGCCATCCATGTTTTTCAAGCGCTTCATCCGGGCGTTATCTATTTTAAGTATCTTTGCAAGTCCGCCGGACGCTTTATTGTCCAGTATTTCATCCAGCTGTAACCAACTGTCGTTTGCCATATCCTTTGCCAGCCTGTACAGGCCCGCCTTGTAAGCCATCTCAATGGCAGGATAACGGTGCTCCTGTCTCAGGAAATACCTTAAGCCTGCCTCCGTATAACCATGCTTCACAGCAATCGGATATGCTGTATGATATTTCTTAAATATCTGGCTAAAGTTTTTCCGATACATGATTTCGCGGTATTTTCCAATCCATGCATCCCGGTCCAGTGCCCAGCGCATTCCCCTCCTGCGGTAATCCGTGTAGATGTATGTCCCACACCCCTTTTCTGTAACAATGGTCCTACGATACTCACGGATACCATAATCAGATCTGTTGACAGCCCAGTCATCTTTGTAGTCATATCTGTACACCGCAAAATCTCTCTGTACCAGCCCCTCTTTGTATCTCTGGATGCAGGACACCTCATATTCCCCTGTACAAAGACATTGCGTTTTCTTTGCCCGGGATATGTACATGACCTTTTTTCTGCATACTGGGCATCTTCCTTCTGCGTTATGCTTCGGTTTTCCCGGCAGTTTTACCTTGCCAATACAGGACGTGCAGTATCCTTCTGTTGAGCGTGCCGATCTATAAAAGATATAATTTTTCCCATCAAAGCCATTACGGTGCCACCAATCTTCGAAACCCTTCGGAGGGTCTTTTATCGGCTCCATGTCCTTATCCCACTGATCCGTCAGCTTCTTTATTTTTTTATCCTCATTGCGCTTTTTACATCCTTCCTGCCACTTGCAAATACCAACAAATCCTTTTTCTTTTGTTCCAAGGAGCTTCTGTATCTGTCTGCTACCTTCTGGAGAAATATATACATACTCATCCCATTTTTTATTGTACCAGTTGCTTCCTTCCAGATTGTACCCATAGGCCTTTCGCCATTTGTAGGCTCCGTCCGTCTGCCTCTCCCTTGTGATATACTCATCACCCTCGTAGTTGATGAAGATATCCCACTTCGGTGTATACACTTTTTTGCTGATATCTTCCCGGGTGCAGATAGATACTTTCAGATATCCTCCCAGCTGTTGGCATCTGGCCGCAAGATGATACTTTTCCTCGTTAATCTTTCCACTGTAATGCCTCTTCGTCCCCGGCTCCTGCAATGCCCGGATCATGGCCGGAGTGGCATTCAGTGTCCTCAGCTTCTCCAGTTCACTTTTTCTCATTTACCCGCCTCCCTTTTGCGTCATAATACACATCCGGCAGGATCTTTATCCCGTCTACCTTAAAAGCACCGATTTCCACGATGTCCCCGTCGCCGTCGTCCCTGACAATGTAAAGGTTATCCCCTGCTTTCCCACGTGCTCTCGGATTTTTTCCCCTGACGATAACATTTCCATTTCTGTATGCCTCCCCGCTCTCCACCATTACGGCTGCTGCCAGTTCTGATTTCGGATGTTTTGACATCCACAACACTCCCAGACGATACAGGTCATCTATCGTAAGTTCTTTTACCAGCATAATCTCCGGTGCCGCAATCCTGCTGCCGTATCCGTCCTCGTCTATATTTCCCAGCAGTTCCACGGCAAAATATCTGTCATCCTCACCGGAATACCATCTCAATACTTCCAGAGGATTGTCTGTAGCATGAAAGCCGGTATCAGCACATCTCGCCTCCTGCTCGCTGTACCATTTCCCAGGTTCGTAATAGAACACGCCTTTTCCCATCGTACAGTTCAGGTCCTTATGGAATCCTTTATATGCACGCATTTCACACCTGCTTTCCCATATAGTAGTCCAGTATGATCTTTTTTAAATCATCCCGCCCACACATACCTATAAAGGCGGCACTCTCAGGGAGTCTTGCTGCCTGTATGATCCGCTTGTCTACCTCTATACGGTTCTCGGATGACAGCTTCAGCCCGGCGGCCAGCACGTCCAACAGCTTCTTGTCCGGGTTAAATACAGCATTGGCCAGTGTATCTCTGTCTTCACCATCATGGCCCACCGGATAGTCTGTCAGCATCTGCACGATAAAGTCCTTCCAATCCTTTAATTGGCTTTCGAGATGCAGATCCTGTTCTTCCAGCTTCAGCTTGGCAATGGCGGCCATCGTCGCATTGCAGAGGCAGTCTTCCGGGTCGTCACTGTCCATGTAATCCTCGGCATCTTCCTTTTCCAGCCCGTACTTTTCAGCAAGTTCTATCAGTCCTGTCAGATTTCTGTCAATCTTCATGACTGCTGCCACTATGTTCAATTCTTTTACCGTTTTAAATTTCTCCATCTCCGTCTCCTTTCCCGGTTGCACCGGTGCAACTGTACGATTTTTTCGTACGTTTCGTCTCAAACCGTGATAATTTGTCACAGTTCTGTCAAATTGTTATATTTTTCATATTTTGTTGACGTCAACAAAATGGTCTTCAACACAGGTCACCTACTCATGCTGTTAGTTTTTCGGCACTTCTGCAAATATGTCTTTTAATGCCCGTTTCAGCGGCATGTTAAAGCGCATCCACTCGGCATACTCATGTTTCTCACCTTCCGCCAGCAGGATATGACCACCCTCTTCCACGTCCTGCAGGAGCATTTCCCATAAGACCGCATTTTTTACCGGATTACCTTTGGCGCTCTTCCATCCGTCCCGCTGCCACTTCTCCGGCCAGTGCTGTGTGATGGCTGCTGCCACGTTGCTGCACTCTGTATGGATCACTACGGTGCAGGCATAATGGAGACGCTGCAGGGCATCCCGGATGGCACGCAGGACGGACTCGCTCTCCGTGGTATTGTCATACTCTACGATCTGCGGAGCTGCTTCATAGTCGCTGCCGTTCTTTCGCTTTGTCCTCATGATGTACATTGCCCGGCCGGAGCCCTTCGCAGATCCCCGGAGAGTCGTGCCTATAAAGATATCCACTACTTTCAATTCATTTTCCAATTTATCAACACCTCCTTACCCTGTTCGGCGGTTTCTTCCGCTCCTGTGTTTTTAACCTGATCAACGTGTAGCTCCGGTACAAAAATCCTGTGACCGGATTGATTCCCTCATGGATCCGGGCTATGTAATATCCCTTGGGCGGTTTGACCTCCGGTTTCCACCGGACCAGCTTGTCCTCTTTGGGCTCCGGCAGGGGCATATTGCGGCTGGTATTATAGGAGGACTCCGCAATCCTGGGCTTGCCCGGTGTGCCGTCTGACTTGGTCTCCGCTGTGTGCTCATCCTTGGTCAGGTAGTCTGCAAGCTGCTCCATATCGTCGCCGGTAAACTTGCTGTGTCGGATCTCCGCCACGTAGGTGCCACCCTTTGTCCATGCCTTGGTTACGATAGCCGCTGCATCTCCCTCCGGTGTCTGCTTGATTGCAAGATGGATATGCCAGGCTCCCTTGGTACCGCGTTCGATGTTGCGGATCCAGTAGAGCGGTGCTCCTCTTGCCCGGTAGATCTTCCGGATCTTACTCATTGCCTTCTGAAAGTCCTTCAATGCCCCTGCCATATCTGGCGGACGGTTTCCCACCTCATAGGTCCATGTGATAAACAGGTCTCCCTGGTCAAAGTACTGTATCAGTCTCCACCGGCACAGCCTTGCCTTATTTCTCCGGTTGATCAGCCTCACCTGTTCCTTGGTTGGCTTCTCCTTCTTCTGTCTGCTTTTTCCAGGGGATCCATAGGTGCCGTCATGGTACTCTTCCACATCCAGTACATCCCCATGCCTTAGCCTTATTTTCTTTCTCTTAACCATACTCTGTATCCTAACTTTAATATCTTTATCAAGTGCGCAGGGGCTTCCAAAAGCCCCATTTTTTCTTGACTTTTTTAGTCCACAGAGTTACAATTATTTTGTCTATATAAGTAGCTCTGTGAGCTGGCCGGCATCGCCAAATGCCGGCTTTTTTATTGCTCTGCGTAGACAGGCTCTACTATGTAATTATCCGGTGACCAGTAGTACCGCTTTTTGCCTGTCAGCAGGTACTCCACGCCCTGGATCTCCCTGTCGTAGTACTCCACCGTGCGTTTAAAATCTGCTCTCTCACGCTGCAGGCGGTCCAGTATGACCCGGATGGCATCATCGGTGATTGTGATATACCGGATGCCCTTCATCATGACCAGATGTGCGTCCTGATACTTTCGGAGAACATACGGAAAAACTTCCTGTGCCTCGTGGTCAACCAGCATCATCAACGGCTGTGACGGTGTCTGCTCCAGTCTTTCCATAATCTCCTGTACTCTCTCGTCTTTCACACTTCCCGCCTCCTCTCAGTTGCCCTAGCCTCTGCTCCAGATCCCGTACTCGCTGGCGGTATTCCCGCCATTTTTCCACTTGATTTTCCAAAAAAAGCAAAAAAATAAAAAGCACTGCCGCCAAGCCCATGACAATGGCGGTCTGCTCTCTTACTTCTGTTGTCCCAAAAGCATCCCTCAAAATCCACGCTCCGAGGAGTGATATCATAATATCTTTATACATCCGCATCCCCTCCATATATCTGATCTCTCAGTCTATGTATCTGGATTATCCTTTCATTGCAAAGGTCCTCCATCACTTCCAGTGTGCTCAGCAATGACTGCTCCTGCTTGTCATTCGTCGTAATAATCTGCAAGCCTTCAAAGTTATAATATTTAGCCTCTGGCACTGACTGCTTCACTTCATCATAGACATACCCGGCCAGCTGCGAATTGCTGGCTTCCCAGTATTTGTGACCGTCTTTGTTTTTCACAACTTCCTTGGCATAATACTTAATCATTTCCATGTTTATCCTTTCCGATCACGCTCTCTGCGTGGCCCCGGTGCTGATCTAACCGGGTACCACCGGAAGGAGGTCGGCATACCATCATAGCAGTTGGTGATATGCCTCCATACGGTGATGCTGTAAGGCGCACCACGCACAGATCGTGATCTATTATGCTTGTCCATGCCCTCTACGTGGTGCCCAGGTGGGGATCCTGGACACACACGCTAATTGTGTAAAAGGGGAGTGTGGTGTCGGGTAACACCACGTACAGGGCACGGATATTTGCAGTTATGCTGTTTCTTTTTCCTTCTTGGCTGCATACCCCAGAGTCTTCAGACTCTGTTCATTCAACCGTAAGGCAATCTCTGCCTTTTTCATGGGATCCATGTCATCCAATGACAATACCTGGTCCCCGATGTGGATTAAATTCACAATCCGCATATGTACCTCCTGACTGCTTTTTTACAGCTTATGGTGCCATGGTTGTCTAAATTGCATTCTCTAACTGGAAGATTGCCCACCGCAGCGCTGCCTTGGTGTCCTCATCAATGTCATTGCGCTCCAGCAGAACATATAATCTGTCGATTTTCTCCATTCCTGTCATCTCCGTCCTACTACACTTCGATTCTCCGAGATGATTCTTTCGATAAATCGAAATGCCTACCATATTGAATCCGATTTCTCCTTTTCCTATACTGTACTTACAGGCTCCCGCCAGAGCCGAGTACAAAAGAAAGGAGATTATGTTATGATTTTGAATGAATCAACAAAGTTCACACTTGCCAAAACTTTTACCGAATTAGCTATTCAAAACGGATTGATTGTAAAATGCTCAGATGCATCTGACACAGCTAATGAAGTAACTACCTTCTTCAATACCATTGTTGATACTATCGATAAAGAAACCGGCAACGATCATTAATCCCACTGGGCTCTTGCAGACACCAACTCTGCGAGAGCCTTCGTCTTTTCGGTGATCTCATTCTCCATGTCATTACCTTCATCGATACGCTTTTTGATATGCTCCGCCAGTGCATCGATCAGCTCATCTACTTTGCTCATTGGTTATTCCTCCTTCCTGAAAAGATCGCTTTCATTCACACCAAGCGCTTCCGCAATTCTTACTACATCAGCTACCTTTATCAGTCTTCTCCCTTTTATCATTGAGCTGAACATATTAGGTGTATAACCAGCCTTTTACGCTATCGAACACTGCTTCAGGCATCTCTCGATGATGATTTTGTGAATATTGGAAGCGACTGGTTCATTCTGTTTTCTTACTTCTTCTACATTCACTCCTGCTGCCTCCTTTACTGATCTATGTACTCACGTTTCGTGAGTTTTAAGGGTAAAAAATTTCACTAATTGGTTTCTGAAACAGTGCAGCAATACGGATTTTAATATTATCTCTCGGAATTCTCTCGCCTCTTTCATACATAGATAGTGCTGATACACTTATATTAAGTTCTTTTGCTGTTTCAGCCTGTGTTCGTTCCCCTCTTAATTCCATCAAGCGCTCGCCAATCGCTTTCGCATCCATTTCTACAATTTCCAATATCTTCATCTCCTCTCGCTCACGTTTCGTGTTGTTATCTGTAATATACACAATTTGTGAGCATATGTCAACACGTTTTGTAAATTTATTTATTGATTTTTTTCACGTTTCGTGTATACTATAATCAGAAGGGACGTGATTATATGCCAGAGTTCAAAGATATGCTTAAATATTTCAGGATGAGAGAAAATTTATCCCAAAGCGAATTAGCTGAAAAGCTTGGAGTTTCAGCATCAACCATAAGTATGTATGAAGTTGGTAAGCGAGAGCCTGACTTTGAAACAGAAGAAGCTATAGCTGATTTTTTTAATACAGATTTAAATACATTACGGGGTAGGGATACTGAAAGTGAGTCTTATTATTTAAATCCCGAAGCCCGTGATATGGCTCAGTTTCTCTTTGAGAATCCGGAATACAAGGTCCTCTTCGATGCTTCACGGAAGGTGAAGCCGGAGGACATCCAGTTTGTAAAAGAGATGATCGATCGGATGAGCAACAAGAACGGATGACTAGGGCTCATACATATTCAGAGGAGGTGGCTGACATGGATATCCATTCGGTACTGGCAACGCTGCCATACAGCATCAAGGCCTATGTGGTGGCAAATCCCGATATGAGCTTTACCATCGTCCTGAACGATGCTCTGTCCTTCGAGCAGAACCGGAAATCTTACCTGCATGAGTATGCACATATCATTAATGGGGACTACGACAGGAAATGCTCCGTTGATATGATCGAGTTGAATGCACACATTTAAGAAGGAATTATTATGACTTTTGTAAAAAAGCTTTTAGATGCTCTAAATATGGATAATTGGAATAAACAGAGAAAAAGTCCTGATGTTGATGCCGATACCTATTCTCCTAGCTTATATGAATTAATATTTACTTTCTGGAGGCAGCATCCACAAAAATACTCCAATGATTTTTCTTACAAAAAAACATCCAATGAAGAGTATTTACTTTACGGAAAGGCTTTAATTCTGTGGGGATACGATAAAGCTCGTCCTCTATTTGAAAGTTTTCCATATTATTATGAAACAGAGTGTCATATAAGTAATCCATTGAAATTACAATCGGTATTGCTACAGAAAGGCTATATTGCCCCGGCATCCGCACAGTCCGTATTATTTTCTTATACCGTTGCAGATTTAAAAATACTTGCAGACAGTATTGGTTGTTCAAAAAAAGGCAAAAAGGCCGAACTTGTTAATAGAATATACTCGTCCCTTAATCAAAATGATTTAAATGAACTCGCCATTCAATCAGGTCTATATACACTTTCAGATAAAGGTATTGCTTTTATGGAAGACAATTACGATTATGTTGACCTGCATCTGCACTGGAAATATAATATCTCATTGTCTGATTATAATAAAAACAGATTTTGTGGAAACAAAAAACGTACCTTTAACGATACCGCTTATACTATCCTATGTGAAAGAACATACAAAAAAACTGCTTCATTCAATTACTATGGATTAAGCCAAGATTATCTATCTTTATACAACATTACTTTTTCTGAAGGACGATACGATATAGCAATTAAATATTATTTGCAATATCTATATTTAAACACCTGTTGTATCCGTGAAGTAATGCTATACCAACCAGGTATTTATTATTCATCCGATGATTCGCTATCTTATGCTGTTATACTTTCAGCACATGAAGCTACTGAAATAGTTAAGTTAAAGGATTATTACAATCCTGTACTGGTTGATAATATCTATAAACAACCAGGTCAGCCACCCAGTTTTCTGGATATAAATGTCTTCAAACAGATGATACATGAAATGCTTACAGAAATTATATTTGATTATGAAAAATATAATGTACTTATGCGAAGCAAATTGAAAACTTATGTATCCATGCTGTAGTTGCACCGGTGCAACTGATATATCTGTTCTTTGACAATATAATACATTTAACCGGGTAGTCGGTGGACGTGCTCTCATCTGATCCGAGCCTTACGGAAAGGATGATTATTATGGTTTCATGGAATGACTTGTTTACTTTCGTCATCATGCTGGTGGCGATACTGACCTACATAGAGACCCACAGAAAGCATAAGAAATAGCCGTCCTGCTCTCGTCAAAGTTTAGGAACGGCTATCTCTGGATAGTTAAGTATTAAATTTTGCCGGGTCGGGTGAAGTGCACTCACCTTCCGACTACCTTGTTAAGTGTATTATATGTCAAATGATCAGTTTTGTCAAATACATAAAATCAGCCCCAGTGTTGGAGCACCGGAGCTGATCCGATCTTACCGGGAAATCCCGTATAAAATCACCTTAGACAAGTGCATTTTATCATTTTCCCGGACAGATTGCAATGCAAACATATGTCCGGGCATTTTTATGCCCATTTTTCCGTACATTTACTTAGGAGGAATGTGCAATGTCTAAGAAAGTGATGCGTAAGTCTACGGAGTCCACGGACCGGATCCGTACCGGTGCTGCCTATATCCGTGTCAGTACTGATGATCAGCTGGAGTATTCCCCGGAATCCCAGCTGGAGGAAATCAAAAAGTACTGCCTGCAGCATAACATCCTGCTGCCATCTGAGTATATCTTCGTGGAAGAGGACGGACGCTCCGGCCGTAAGTCCAGTAACCGGTATGCCTTCCAGAATATGATTGCAACAGCGAAGACAAAACCCAAGCCCTTCGATGTTGTAGTCCTGTGGAAATTCAGTCGTTTCGCCCGTAATCAGGACGAGAGCACCTTTTACAAGTCCATGCTCCGGAAAAAGCTCGGAATCGATGTGGTATCCGTCAGTGAGCCGCTGATCGACGGCATGTATGGCCGCCTCATCGAAATGATCATTGAATGGCAGGATGAATTCTACTCCGTGAATCTCTCCGGGGAAGTCCGCCGTTCCATGCTCTCCCGTGCCCGCAAGGGTCTCTATAATGGTAAGATGCCACTGGGATACACCAAAGCCCCGAATGAAAATCCTGTCATCGAAGAGCAGGAGGCTGCCATTATCCGGAAGATCTTTGATATGTACGCCTCTGGCAGTGACATCAATTACATCACCAGAGATCTGAATGACTATGGATACAAGACAAAGACTGGCAAGCGTTTTGATCAGGAAGGTGTGATCTACATACTGGAGAATCCATTTTACATCGGCAAGGTACGTTATAACATGCGGGAATCCAGTGCCACCAGTACCCTGCGGGATCCCGAGGAATGGATCATCAGTGACAGCCACCATGAGCCGATCATTGACATGGATACCTGGAACATAGTCCAGGAGCGTCGGGAACACAGCAAGAAGCTGATGCAACGCTATGAGCATCCGGTCTCTCACACGAAGCACTGGCTGTCCGGTCTTGTAAAATGTCCAGTCTGTGGCAAGTCCCTGTCACATAAAGAAGGTTATCCCCGGAAGTCCACTCACGGCGGATCTTATATCTCCGGCGAGGGCTTCCAGTGTCTGGGATACATGAAAGGGCTTCATACAGGCTCGCAATACATCTCTGCAAAGAAACTTACCTCTGCCGTAATTACGTCGCTCCATGAGGTACTGGAGAGTGTCACGGACGTATCCTTTGAACTTGTCCGCACCTATGAGCCGACTGTAGAGCTGGACAGGCAGCGTTACCAGCGTGAACTGGCTTCCCTGGATCGTAAGCTGGAACGCATCAAGGAAGCATATCTGAATGAAATTGATACTCTGGAAGATTACAAGCGGAACAAAGAGATGATCGAGAAGCGCCGTGCAGATTTGGAAGCTCTGCTCTCAGAGCTGACGACTGCTGCCTCCGGTCCTGAGAACTACAAGGAGCAGTTCTTAAGCCGTGTGCAGTCTGTCCTGGATATCATCGAAAGTGACGCACCGAATGACCTGAAAGCGGAAGCCCTCCGTGGCATTGTGCGTAAGATTGTGTTCTACAAGGATACAAATACCCTTGAATTCCACTATTACCTCATGGTAGAATAAAGCCTGTAACCCGCATAAATGCTGGATTTATAGAATAGTAGCCGTATTTCCGACCATCCCCCACCATGCCCCGCATCCAATACAATCAATGACATAAAAAAACTCCCGCATATCCTTTTGTTTCATGATATGCGGGAGTTTCCCCATTTAGATATTTTTTGCTTACTTTAAAATTGCTGCCGTCACTTCCTGCGGAATCACAAATTCCGGTGCTCCCATAGAACCGGGAGCCACTTCGTATTCGTCAAAGGCAATGACCAGTTCGTCTTTTTCATTAAAATAGAAGTTCGTCTGCTCCGTGATCCCCTGAAAATTGAATTCCGGCATATCGTCATTATCCAGGAAATAGATCACGCCTTCGTCCGCCGCCATCTGCTCCTGCATCTGGGTCTTAATGTTCTCGCTGATCGCGGAAATATAGTCGCTCCCTTCCACAAACAGATCTTCCAGTGTCACCACATTTCCCGTCTGTTTATCAATCGTATAAAACTGATTATTCTCGTAGCCGCTGGCTTCCGTCTCCAACACGCTTAATTTTACGGTGTAATACCTCTCATTGTCCGTAACGACCTCCTGGGACACATGCAGACCATGGTATCCTTCCTCGGATAAGGTATCCTCGAACTGACGGATCAGTTCCTCTACCGTAGCCTCCATATCCTGGTTGACCGCTTCCACACCGTCTTCCGACAGATTTGCTACCGCAGCCTCCTGTCCGACACCTTCCACACTTCCGGCTGCTGTGCCCTTAGGAGTGGCTGCCACTTCTCCAACGGAAGCACCTTCTCCTGCGTCTTCTCCATAGTTGATCTGTGCAAGTTCTACTTCAGCATCATGGTTCTCGTCACTGTAATTGTACTGCCGCACTGTTACCAGCCTAAAAAAGCCACCCAGCAACGGAATATTTTCCATGGCATGGGCTATCTGTATATTGGTATTTGGCAGTGCGATCATCACGACTGCTGCAGCCGCCACTGCTGTCCATGCAGAACGCCTTCTGGCGTGCTCTACTCTTTTTTTCTCCATCCGGGCTCTGTCGATACCTGCCTGCAGCCGTTCCCGTCCCGCTTCGGGTATTATCATATTCTCATACTCCTCTTTTAATTGTCTCAACTGTTCCTGTTCTGTCATATCTATTCTCCATCTGCCCGGTCGGTTCGGACCGGTCATGTTATCTCTTCCTATATCTTCCTATATCTCTTTGTCTGTATCTGTCTTATGTCCTGCCTATATATGATGTCGGGGCAAAATCCCACGACTTTGACTACGGATTGCTCAGCCCATGCTGCCCTCGAGGTTCAGCCGCAGTTTTTTCATCACCCGGTACAGCCTGCTCTTTACCGTACTCAGGTTCTCATCCAGGATCTTCGCGATCTCCTCCAGCTGCCTGTCCTCAAAAAATCGTAGGACTACGATGGCACGATCCTTTGGGTCAAGATTTTCTATTGCGCGCTTTAAATCAATATTTTCATAGATATCTTCACTTGCCGCCTGGATCTCCTCCACATCCACGCTCTCCTTCCGGCTGCGCAGGAAGCTGCACGCCTCGTTGATCACGATCCGGTACACCCAGGTCTCCACGTATTGCGGCTCCTTCAGGCTGTCACTTTTTAAAATAGCTTTATAGGCTGCTTCCTGTACAATATCCAGCGCGTCCGCTTCATTATGTACATAACTATAAGCAAGACGGTAATACTTCTCATACCCTTCCGTCAGGGCACGCTCCACCGCCTGTTCTTTTTTTCTGTCCGACATATATCCTTTCCTCACTTTTGAAAACTGCATGCAATTATTTTTCGGTATTTATTGTAACACATATTCTTTTGATATATTCTACGATTTTGACGCTGTATTCCCGCAAAAAGTTTCACCGACAAAAAATATTCCAGACTGAGGTTTTTTTTCTTTTTTCTTTTAGTTTCTTTTTTTCTTTAGTTTTTTTCTTTTTTCTTTTTTTCTTTTAGTTTTCTATCATTTTTGACGCAAATAAGCGGCATACGTCTCTTCATCAAGACATACACCGCTTTTCATGTTTATACTGTTACACCCTTTGCCAGTACGCTCCCACATTCCCACTTTTATTCAATTACTATGTCAGATACTTATTCTTCCTCAGAACCACTCTTTTTTCTTACATAGAATACAGCTCCAAAAACATTCAGTATAATACAGATACCTATAATAATGATTATCGTATTATTCCATGCATATTTTGAAGTGCTGTCATCTGTCTTAGGTGCAGGAATGGTTTCATCAGATTTGTTGTCTGCCTGACCGTTATCACTCATAATCTTGGCATCAACAACAATCGTGTAATCTGATGCATGGGTAAATACAAGTTCCACATTTCCATCCGGATCAATCTGTCCGGCGCTGATAAATTCTTTAGGCTACAATCAATAGCGGCGTAAACGAAAAAGCAGTCTTACGTTATAGAAAACTGCCCTTTCGTTTGCGCTGCGTTTGATTTTGCCAAAGTGA